CCACGTCTTCCTATTCCCCGCACTCGCCGGAGTCCGATTGAGGTACGCCGAGTCGGCGCTGTTGAACCGCAGGCTGCGTTCGATCTGGTAGCCGCCACCAGCCAGCAACAGCAGATTGGCGCTTCCCGGAACTCCCATTCGATTAACTCAGGTTGGTGATCAGCTGTGCGTGGATGCTAGTCGTACTGCGTACCGTGTACACCAGGCAATCCACGGCTGACAGCGTGCTGGTAACCGTTGGCGCAGCTCCACCAGAAAAGTCCCAGTAACTGCCGAAGCTCATGGTGTACGCCGTGCTGGATCCCTGCGTGATAAAGATCACGCCCGATTGCCCAGCCGTCAGGTTGCTGGGGTTGGCAAGGGTGACCGTGTGACCGAGGGTGAGGCTGAAGTTGTTTCCCACGGCAAAATCAGGGGTCACCGTACTGGCACTGGTTAGCGCCGAAATCGCCCCACGCTGCGCTGCCGTGAACGATTGCGCCAGTTCCAGCAGACCGACGGTGCCGGTTGCGTTGGGCAGCGTGATGGTCCGATCAGCAGTCGGATCGGTGACTGCCAGCGTGGTTTCGTTGCCATCGGCAGTGCTGCCCTCAAAGACCAGCGAGCCAGCCGTGCCAATCTCAAGGGCGACAGTGATCGTGCCGCCGGTCAATGCAAGGTAAGTGCTGTTTGCCGTTGCCGAGGTCAGCAGACCCAGGTTGGTGGAAGCCAGCGTGCCAACAGTGACCCAAGCGTTGTTGGCGGAATTACGAATCTTCAGCAGACCCGTTGTGGTATCAGCCCACCACTGGAACGCATAAGTGGTTGCAGGTTCGGTTGCACCGCTGTTGTTCGTGGCAATCGCGGCAAGCTGCCCGTTGATATCGGAACGGACTGCAGCGCCGGTGCCATTACTTACAACATAATCCGCTTGACTCACGGCTTAAGTGTCAACCAATAGCGGCAGTCTAACCAGCCTTGCCAAATCCCACCGCACTCCAGTTGAAGTTACGGTCAATCGCCGTGCCGCCGGAGTTCTTAAATGTGACAGTAAAGCCGGTTCCGCTGACGCTAGTAACCTCAAAGTATTCGCCGCTGCCAAGGTTTTGGCCGGTAATACCGATGCTAGGTAGGTAGGCATTGACGCCGCCAAGGCTTGCCGTACCAGTCCAGAACGCATTGGCAAAGGTGATGACCTTGGCGCCAGCACCGCTAGCAATAGCAGTTGCACTTTGCTCGGTGCGACGCTGGAAGGTGGCGTCGTAGCCCAACTCGTCAATCAGGATGTTTTGGTCGATTGATGTACTGGTCAAATCAGCCCGAAACTGGAAACCACGCCCCTTAAAGGTGCCGTTGACAAATTCCTGCCAAGCGCCCCAAGTCGGGCTGCCGCTCGGGTTGTCGTTGGTGGAACGCAGCATCAGTTTGGCATTGACGTGATCGGTTACTGCACCATCCCAGTCCGGCCAGTCGTCTACTTCATTGTTGCGAGAATCAACAAGGTCTGATGGGTAATAACCACGGGTAACAAAGTAACGCCGAAGATCCAGCGAAAATACATTGCCCAGATCCAGCGTGTTGGCAAAGGCGTAGTTGCCGGAGCTAAGCACATCACCAATCACGTCAAAGGTGACAAGTGCATCAACATCAGCCACAACATCAAACAGACTGGTGCCATCCAGCGTCAGAGCGTCAAATTCATCGCTGTAAAAAACGTCGGTGCGAACGCCTTGGAACGGTGGGCTATCAGCATCTTCACGGCGAGTTTGGACAGTTAACGGATCCAGTGCATAGGGCAAATCAATGATGACGCTGGCTTCAGTTGTGCTTTGCCGCCCGCCGTCATCCTCAAATTTGACCAGCACTTCGCCTTCAACGAGCGGAATAATGGCTTCGGTTTGTGAACCGGACTTTGCTGGGATTAGATCAACACTGTTGCTCCATGTGGCAGTGCCATTGCTCAGACTGCTGTGGCGGATGTGTACCTTGCCACCAACTTTCACATCAAGATCAACAGTTTCATCCCAACGCAGACGCCCAGAATTAGCGTTAATAGCTTCAAAACTGAGGTTCTGAACATTACCGGGAACAGCCGTTTTACCTAACAACGCAAACTGTGCAGATGAAACGGCACTACTTCTGTTCAGGTAGTTGATCGCCGTGATTTGGATGTAAAGCGTGCCAGCTCGGGTGCTGGTGATTTTGAGCGATGGAGATGTTGTATTGATTTGGCTCCAGTTGTCATTGTCAATGCGGTATTTAACGCGGAACTCATTGACACGTTGCTTGGGACTGATCCAGCTCAGGCTGAAACCTGACAGCACGTTTTGACCGTCTTGGTATAGATATTCAGTGCCGTTAATGCTGGTGGGCGCATCGGGCGGATCAGTCAGGTTGGTGATGTCGCGCTCGGTCAGATTGACATCAGATTCGATTGCTGAATAAATGCTGCTGTTGTATTCCAGTGCGGTAACGCCGTAAATGCCGTCTTCGGATTCGGCAACGTTGAGGACACGGAATTGCTGGGATTGAATATCGCTGGTTTGAATTAGCCAAATGCTGTTGGCGTTCGGGGCTTCGCTAAAAGCACTAGCGACGGTAATTGTTGTGCCAGCAATGGCATTGATCGTTTTGGTTTCAACCAAGCCCGTTGGCATCAATACAGAAATGGTTGGGCTGTTTGCCAAGTTGACCGACAGGTTGGTATTGCTATCAACTGTGATTGTGGTTGTGGTGGCGCTGGCAATACGACCACTGCGGCGTGTGGCGGCTTTGAGCGGATCAGCAACGTCGATCACCATGCCAGGGCGCAGGATGATGCCGCTGTCGATGGATACGGAAAACGTGACTGTTTCGGTGAGGTTTTGTTCGCTCAGTAATGCCCATTTACCGGCGCGATGTGCCTGACCTTGGCTGTAGCAACCCAGGGCTTTGATGTCTTTATTGATGATGCCGTATTTGGCTACAGCGTCGGCGTCTTCAACGTATTCGTACTCAACTTCGCCTTGGGTGTCGTAGGACTGCCAGGCAACAGTGGCTGTGGTATGGCGGGCTTTTTGTGATGTGCCGCTATAAACAAACAGACCGTCAACAACATTGCTTGGTCCCAGCAGGTATTGCGAATCGGTGGGTTTGTCCTGCTGGAGCACCAGCGAACCAGCGCCGTAATAGGCAATGCCACGAAACAGGCTGGTCATCTCTTGGATGACGTTGTAAACCTCGTCGCGGCTATTGATCAGCAGGTTGCAACTAAAACGTGGCTCCAGTCCTCCTTTGCCGTCGTCAACTAAAGCGTTGCAATATTGGCTGATGGCAAAAAAATCGTACTTATCGAGACTGCTGGCTGGGATGGATGCGCCGTAACGGGTGTTGGTGAGCAGGTCATACAAGCACCAGGCTGGGTCACTGCACCATTGCGCTGCACTAAATGTGCCGTCCCAGATGCCTGCGTAGGTGACACGTCCTAGGTAAGTGGTTGTATCGACTGTGGCGTTAGATGGCAGTTGAACTTTGATGCCGCGAACTAGATATTTACGGTTGGGGATTGAGTCAAACTGGCGGGAATCAAAGCGCAGATAAGCCAGTGCGCTGTTGGGATAGCGCAGCTTTTCGTCGATGATTTCGGTATAGCTGAACCAGTAGGTCTGATTTTGGCGTTTAGTGCTGGTTTCGTCGGCGCTAACGCGGATAACTTTGATATCAACAGGGAACGCTCCAGACAACGTGAGCATGTAGTCGCGCTGGTAGCGGTTGCTGGTCTTGCCGCTGATCGTGTCTGTGACAACGGTGTTGTAGCCGCCTGAGTTGTACTGGAGCTGGATGCGAACTTCGACGCTATGACCAACAATGTCGCCGTCGTCTTCGATGATTTGCAGCGAGGGCACCTGCACCGTGACGCGCACGCGATCCACGTCAGAGTCAGTGATCGTGCGAACAATGGGGGTGGCGTTGACGACTTCGACGTTGACCGGCTTTTCGCTTTCGGTGCCGATCTGTTGGCTGATATAGCTCTGGGCTTGTGTGCCGTTGCGGGTGACAACCGTGTAGCCGGTGAAGTTGTCGTTGCCGGCGGCGTCTTGGATTGGCGTGCCTTCTAGGTAGATACCTTTGTTGCCGCCTTCAATGCCTTGAATTTCGCCTTCGGACAGCAGATCCAGCACACTGCCGTATTGGACAGACTGCAGTGAGTCGTCGGCTTCCGTTGGAGTCCGGCTGGCACCACCGCCACCACCACCGCCCTTGCCACCACCGCCTCCGCCGCCACCAGCGCCAGCGATGCCCAAGCCGAGACCGGCGTTATGAACGCGGATGCCGTTGGCGATGAAGGTGTGGTGACCTTCGACCGTCAGGTTGTAGACCGTGCCAGTGCAGAACTCGGTCTTGCCCACGATGGGGCGCAGGTGGTTGTTGACATCAACGAGGCAGTCGTCAGGACCGAGCGTGTCGATTTCGACGAAGGCGTTGAACTGGTTCAGTACCCAGTGGTTTGGAGTGGCATCAATGCACTGGCCGCCCCAGAGCGTGTAACGAATGACGCGTTCGTTTTCGTGTTCGTGGACTTTGAGAATCTTGGCTTCGTGCAGGGCGCCAGCGTCGTCAAAACTCAGGACAAGATCACCGGGTTGCAATTCATCAATACGGCGTTTGCCGCCTGGAACCGCGACGAGCGTATGCCCCAGGAAGCAGCCGCCTCCGCCACCACCGCCAGCACCAACAATGCGTGTCATATCAGTTGATCGACATCAAGGCCGCTGGACAACACGGCAGAACCAATAAAACAACGCCCGTAACAAATGGGCACGGGCAAACCCTGTTTTGCCGTATTGACGATTCCGCTAAACGTAAAAGATTCCATCTTTGCTGCTTCACGACCACGCTCAAATGTACTGGTAGAAGCAACAGGAGCCGGTGAAATTGCTTGGGCAATACCGCCAGCAATTAAGGCGACACCCATGCCACCAATCAGCGTAGAAGCGGCGCCAAGAAATGCCGTTGTGCCAAAACTTGTAGCCGTGCCAGCAACAATCGCCGTACCAGTTGTTGATGTAAATGCACCAGCTCCCAAGCCCAAAAAACCGCCCCCCAAAGGTGCTGCCAAAATTGCAAGTGCAACAAGCCCAATGCCAATTCCGATATTGCCTCCACCGCCGCCAGCACCAATAAGAACTGGCGTAATACTTAGTGTTTCACGTTCGCTCCAGGGGCAACCTGCAAGTAGCGCATTATTTTCATTAAGTTTCTCTTTTCCGATTGAAACGCGATAACTTATTCCGTCCTGTTCGCTATCAACCAACCACTTATCTAGACCGGGAAAATTTACACACAACGCCTTGAACGCTTGCGCTGGCGTTTCCGCGTCAAATTCAAAACGGCATTGACCCAGCTTTTTGCGGAGTGCGCCGTAGACCTTAACGACTTTCATGCCGCAGGACACAGGCGGTGCTCTTGCCATAGTAGCTGTCACGCCCGTACAGGTCACGACTACTTAAGCGTCCTTGAAGGTGGTGCAAAATTTGACCGTCGCCTAAGTAAATTGCCGCGTGGTTAGGCAGCGGTGATTGGAGCTGCATCAAAATTGCGTCGCCGTATTGCAGTTCCTCCACTGGGACACGGTGGAAGCCTTCGTTGGCGAAGTTGTCGATGTATAGGTTGTCGCCCTTGAGCCAGAACTGATCGCGGCGGTCGTAGTCCTTGAGATCCAGTCCGAACTCGCGCTTGTACCAGTCACGGCAAAGGCTGTAGCAGTCCACAATGCCGAACACGAACTCGCGTCCCACGTAAGGCAGTTCAAAGCCTTCTGGTTCGCAGTAGCCCCACTGTTCGGTTTGGGGGTTGACGATGTGCCAGGGGAGGCCGGATTTTTCGCACGCCACGCGGTCAGCTTGGGATGGGGCGTGGTTGGTTTTGGGGTGGCTATGCACCACCGCTATGATTTCGCCCTGATCCTCAACTTCGGCGTACTGCAGCGGATCCAGAACAAAGTGTTCGTCCGGGGTTTCAGCCAAATTGCGGCAGGGGAAATAGCGTTTGCGCCCTTTGACGACAGCGATAAGACCACAGGATTCAGCCGGGAAGTCGGCTTTGGCGTGCTCCAGTGCCTGTTCTTTGATGCTGGGGGAAAGTTTCATTGGGTCAGACCAGCGCCAGGGAAACTGCCAAAGGGCAATTCAGAGGTGGCGCCAAACCGTAGTTTGCAGGAGCTGAGGCGCTTGCCGCACTTATCTTCGGCCAAGGTGCCGTCGGCTTGATCATTGACGTTCCAGTAGTTGCTGCCGGTGTAGCCGCACTCGGTGCTGCGGTATTTCCATTGGCAGATGTTGGCGATGATTTGGCGCTTAGGGATCATCACTCCAGCCAGGTCAAATTTGCTGGCGAGTTCAAAAGTCACAGAGTCACGGTTTTCACTAGCTTTACGGTCTACATACCAAATTTCGTCTGGAAATTTGGCATGCGGGTCAGCAGCAGCTTCGCCGTCAAGATACTTCTTTAGGGTGTGGATA